CCGTCTTTATTTACCGTGAAAAACCCTCTTAAGGTTTCTAACAGCATCTTTGAGTATGATATGGTTTTAAACAGTTTCATAAGTTAATAAATTATCTACAAAATAATCAGAATCATGACCGGATAAATTATAAACAAAATAACCGGCAATTAGAGCTTGTTCACCTTCAAAATCAATAAATAATCCGGTATTGGTATCGTAAATCTGACAACCGTAAATGTGAAAATCCCTGATCCCCGGAACAATTGATTTAATATAGGCCTCCAAATCGCCTGAATAAAATATACCATCAAAAGGAAAAGTCTTTTTAAATGCTGTCATTGCTGCCTTAATTCCAGTTTTTACCGTTGCAAGATCGTAAGTTGAATAAACCCCAACCTTTGCTGAGAAGTTAATTTGATTTGGATCAAGCGAAATAATAATGACAGGAATTCCAGCAACTTCGCAAGATTTATAAACAGCACAAAAAGCATCAAATCTGGATCCGGCTAAAGCAACCATTTCACCAACTAAATTTTCAATAGCAACCTTAAGAAATAATACTTGTGGCGTTTCTTCGAATGCAGCCTGTTTTATAATTCGTTTTGTTGGATCAATATCAGCATAAACAGAATCCAATGTAACAGGATCAATTACCAAACTATCTCCTTCCTGATAGTTCAAAGCCTTTTCTATGTAATATCCTGCTTTTCCGTATCGCTGTGAATTGATAATCTCAGTTATATTGGCTTCAGTATTTGAGAATTCTGTAATAGTGTTGTCAATACAAATTCCAACCCCTTCAGCTATCTTTAAGTGTGGAGCTGTTACAGAATCATTATCGAATTGTAATGATGCTAAATTGTTTAATATTTCGTCCTTAGTTGCCATTTTTTACGGTATCCATAAACTATCATCCTTCCAAATTCCTTCATTATTCCAATAACCTGTTTTCAAAATCCAATTATCAAGCATCGAAGTTACAACATTTAATATCTTTGTGTATATATTAGCTATTGAATTATTAACAGCCGGATAAATCGAAAGTCCCCTAATTGTATTTACATCGGTTTGTAAGCCATCAGGAATTATCAGAACTTGCCCGGGTGTTAATATTGGAGTCCAGTCTGATATGGAATTTGCCTCTAAAATACTGTCCCAGTTTAATAATAAGCCTGTGGAATTCAGTACAACATCGCTGAAACATTCCCCTGCTTTAACGGTATAACTACTCATAATTTACCTCCGTTTTTAGTTGTGCAATTCCATTATTGTTAATAACTGACCATAAAGCCCGGCCACCGTCTTTAATTACCTGAGACTTCCATCGATTTAATTCATAAGCAACTAAAGAACTAGGAGAGCCTACTATTTGCTCCATGCCAACTCCGAACAAAGCATTTTTAAGACTAAAAACACGACCATATAATAAAATCCCACCATTTTGAACTGATGGATGCTCTTCAAATACAAAAGTTCCATTTTCAATTACTAAATCCCTATTTTCAATATCATATTTCAGTTCTTTCATTATTGTTTAATCTTATCATTCGTTATATCAGATTCTTTTGTTTCTGTTAAACTCATTTCGGTTGCAAATAAAGGTGCAAAGGGATATGATCCCGATGGTGCCAAAGGTATTGAAATTTGTTTTAATGAATCTAAAATGTTATTAACCTTTTTTTCAATCTTATTAAGCCTTTCAACATTTGATTCTGCTTTTACCATTCCATGAGCACCGCCATTAAATACCGTTTCGGGAATATCAATTAACAATTTATCTGCTTCATGAATCTTAGTTATAACAGGTCTTTGGATGTTTCCATCTCTGAATGTCAAGTTACAATTAGTGCCTACTTTTGGTTGTAAATATAAACTTGCCCTTTTGCCTTTTAAAACATCAACAGGTACGTTATGATAGACAGTTTTACTAACAATAACATCGCAAGTATAATCAGTGTTAACCTTTTGGATTGTTCCCTCAAAGCAAATAGCCCCCTTTACTATTCCTTTTATGATAGTTTCTAAAGCTCGTTGAAAGTCTGTATCGTTACTCATATTCTGGTATTTCGATTGTTTGATTTGCTAATTTATGAGTACAATCTGATAAATATTGAATCATTCCATCCTTTATAAATGAATGACAAACCCTTTCCGATTTTACATCATTTATCCAAACCGGATATTTTATCAATAATGAAGGAGCAAAAGTAGGTTTATCTATATTCCCATTAAATTCCCAAGCAAATGACCGGTTACATTGACATTCTTTATACCAAATTTGATGATGACATTCACAACCCGGGCAATAAAATGAATAGGCTGCAAATTCATCACTTTGGGTATATAATTTATGTAATTTACTCATACCTAACTGTTAATTCTTGACTTAATATCACATCATCCAAAAAAGCTAATTTACAAACTTCTTTCATCCCGTTCTGATCAAAATCAAAATCAATTCCGGTACAAACATAATTACCTGATCGGTCAGGAAAACGAATATCAATATACTCAACTTTATAAAACAGATCAATAAATGGATATAAATACTTTGTTACGGATCCTTTGTAAGTTCCAAGTAAGCATTTATTGTATGCCTCGGTAGCTAATTTCTTATAAAGTTTAGTATCCTTCGGTATTTTATACCAATACATTTCACGTATTTGTCCCTTATCTGCTCCAACTTCTAATGATGTTTTTGTTCCATCCTCATTTTCAAACCAAGCCTTAACCCTTATTTGTTGATAGGTCATATTTTCTTTTTGAAGATCACAGCCTGATGAACCACCTACATCACTACGGATATTACGGTCTGATTGTAATCGTACAACCTGAGTAGTGTTAGAGGCTACATTACAATAGAGTTCCGATCCGTTTAATGATATGTTAATCCCCATATCCTTTTTAATGCTTTCAAGAATTGCAGCCCTTGACATCATGCTGAATGTAATATCTTTTAAAGTAAAATCAAAAACATCCTTAGAAAGTGTTATTCCGGTATCTTTTATCAGGAATTCTAACAATGATTTGATTGTAATTGAGGGATAATGTATGCTTATTGGTTCGGTATTTAATTTGTAAATATAATCTACACATTTAATCCTTGTCGGATTGCCTTCGGTTACATCAACTATCCATCCTTTGAACTTATTTATTCGATTATAACCTGTGAAAATATCACCTTCTAACCAGGTATTTATTTCGATCTGATCCCCTGATTGAAATAGTATAGTAGATTTAGCTGTTAAATAGTCATTCTTTCCATCTTTGTACATTATCCTTGCATTCAAAGGAACAATAAGCTCGCAATCTGCTCCCAGATGTGCTGAATCATTAGATGTATGAATAGATATAACAGATTTCAGGTACTTACTAACAACCGGCTCCGTGCCCCGTTGCTTGTTAGTTACTACGATCTCTATTTTATCGTTAAAATACATCTTAAATTATTAAACTATTTCCTTCTACATTCTCAATACAACTTATTCGTAATGCTATTTTCATTGATCCTGCCTGTGGTGTCGGTTCTGCCTTTTGGATTATGATTTCTTTCACTCCCAGGGAATTGAGAAAGGTATTATCTACCTGGATAACACTATCAGGCTCTATGATCTTTGAAAATATCTCATTTAAATACTGTTGTGGGAAAACATCATAATAACCCTGAGTTGAACTGAATCCATTTATAACATCCCCGTCTTTATTCTGTTGTGCTGTCAATGTGCATTCAATTTCGATATGATAAGCCAACCGGCCAACTCTTTCAACAATAGAAGGACCATCCAGTATTTTACTTTCTACTAATGACTTTTCAAATGGAGGGTAAATTCTCACATCTTTTGGCATCAATAACCAGTCTATCAAGCCTGTTTTTGCATTTAGATAGCCTAAATACAAAGTACTTGGAAGGTTTGAATAGTCAATATCTTGAAAGTCAATATTCATTATACTACTGATGAGGCATTTTGAGCCATATTTTGAAACAATCTTATTATAACTTCGACTGCATCCTGTCCATATTGTTTTAAATCCTTGGTATCAGAACTATAAATCTTTTGAACTGCATCCATTCTTATATTAATTACTTTTGCTTGCCCTAATCCACCTGATGCACCTGTTATATCTGTAGTATTGTTGCTAT